GCGTGGTTATATTGAAAAGCAAGAGATTGATCATAATGTTAATGAAATTAAAGGGATTAAGTTAATACTTGACTGACTTAGAAGATGGCATTGCTGGTGTTAAGGTACTACCACACCAAAAAAAGTTCATTGAGAGCATTAATCCAACAACGGGTTTAATCGCTGGATTTGGTGCTGGTAAATCATATGCTGGAACGCTCAAGACCATCATCAAGAAGTTACAATATCCAACTGTTAAGGTTGCTTATTACTTACCTAATTACCCTTTAATTAGAGATATTGCTTTTGAGAAATTCCCAGAGATGTGTAATGACTTAGGTCTACATTATCAATTGAATAAATCAGATAAAGAGTTAATGATCAAGGACTTCGGAACTATTATCTTTCGCAATATGTCCGAACCAGAAATGATTGTTGGTTATGAGGTTGGTTACTCGTTAATTGATGAGTGCGACATTATGCCAAGGCATAAGATGGATAAAGCGTTCAAACAGATATTGGCTCGTAACCGTGCTAAGTTACCAGATAAAGTGCCTAATCAAGTTGATTTAGTAGGAACACCAGAGGGTTACAGATTTGCTTATAATTTGCTTATTGCTAATAAACCAGATAACTATCGTTTAATTAAGGCTTCAACGTATGAGAATAAACATCTGCCACCAGATTATATTAATACACTAAAGGACACTTATGACGAAAAATTGCTTCAGCAATACTTGCTTGGCGAGTTTATTAATGTTAATGGCTCTGCTGTATATCACCAGTTTGATCGTGATATACACGTTTGCGGCAATAGAGATATTGATTTATCGCTACCACTCATAATTAGTTTTGACTTTAATATTAACCCATATAACGCTATTTATTTAATTCAAGTGATAGATGGCAAGGTTACTGTTATTGATAACGCGATTATTAAAAACAAACCATTAGTTGATTCATTGGCTTATTTAAAAGAGAAGTTCGCCCACCTTGGTGCTGCCTTATTTAGTGCTACGATATATGGTGATGCTGCTGGTAAAGCACGTTCACAAGGTACTGCTCAAACTAACTATGATTTGATTAGAGATGCTGGTTGGCATAAGTTAAAAATTAAAACAGCAAACCCAAGAGTACAAGATAGAATCAATACGTTCAATTCTTTGTTGCGAAATGGCAATGGTGATGTTAATATAGCTATATGCTCCAGAAACCAAGAATTAATCACTGATTTGGAACAGATGTCATATAACGACAAGGGCGAAGTCGATAAGTCAAACCAAGACTTAACTCACTCGGTTGATTCGGTGGGTTACTACATAGAACATGAGCACAGATTAATTAAACCTAGAGAATTATCAGCGAGGTACACAACGTGAAGTTAAACAAACACCCAACAAATGACATACGCAACAAAGCAATCAATAATGACACAAACCGTTTAAGGAAGTTCTCACTCAGATATGAGATGTATAACGACAACTATCGTGATCAAGTCATATCTAAACTTGGACAAATCTATCGAGCATTTGCTCAACTGAAACTGGATGTACAAATCAATGACAACAACAACATTTATAAGCAAGTAGTTAATGCTATATCTAACGTCTATTCCTTTGGTATTAATCGTGAGTTTGAAGATGAAAGTGCTCAAGAGTTATACAATGATTTGAGAATTGATAAGACAATGGATCAAGCCAACAGATATGTAAACGCATTTAATGATGTGTTAGTCCAAGTGTCGTGGGATAGTAACAAAGAACAACCTAAGATAATGTTAAGACTGCCACATCAAACAGAGGTTGGTTATTCTCAAGGTGAGGTTGAATGGGTTGCTTATTTTGTTGAGATGACTGGCAAAGATGAAAAGACTGAACGCTGGGCTTTTTGGAATGATGAAGAACATTACTATATTGATAAAACCAGCAGTGGTGAAAAGGTAGTGCCAATAGAAGATAATGAAGAAATGATAAACCCGTTTGGCGTTCTGCCATTCGTATTTTTGCATAATGGTTGGCGTGATGAATCTTTTTGGGATAAATACACAGGTGATGATTTGACTGGTGGTACAATTGATATGGCAGTTCATCTTACGTTTTTGAACCACATTATCAAAACCCAATCATTTAAACAATTAGTTGGTAAAGGCGACAACGTGGGTGAACTGCTTGGTCAAGTTCTTGATCCATTATCCATCCTAACTTTAACAGGTCAAAACACAGAGATTAGTGTTTTAGATTTGCAATCAAATTATGAACAACTGCATAAGGTTGCTCAAGAGTTAGCTTCTAATCTTGCTATTGCTTATGGTGTATCGCCTAATCAATTCAGAATGACATCACAAGCATCATCTGGTTTTGCTTTGCAGATGGAGAATTTAAAGTTAGACAGATTCACATTAGAGCAACAGGCAGACTTCAAGGTGTATGAGCAAGAGTTATTTGGTATGCTTAAAGTGGTATCTGAATATTATGGGCAAACAATCGCTGGTGAAATGACTGTTGATTTTAAAGAGCCTAATTATCCAGCATCACAATCAGAGCAATTACAAGTAGATCAACAAGCAATTGATTTAGGTTTAACTTCACCGCACAAAGTATTGATGCGTAATAATCCAGACTTAACAGAAGAAGATGCCAGAATTGATGTTGATGATAATATTAATGCTCGTAATGATATGCTGAATAAAGTTAAAACTGGTGGCTCATTAACTGACACTATGTCTGCACTTGGTATTAATAATGAATCTAAACCGACTAAAGAGCCAGAAATTAAAGTAAAAGAAGATAATAAAATATTCAAATATCACATTGATAGTGGTCTTGTAACTGCTAATGAAGTTAGAGAGGGGTTAGGTCTTGGTAAGACTAGAGATGGCGATAAGTTTGTTTCAACTATTGGAACTTTAAACAAATCAAAAACAGTGGCAACACCAGCCAAAAAAGACGTAATTAAGGACAACGCTAAATAATAACTACAAATGCCAACGCTTGATTCAATATATAATCAATCCCAAAAAGAGATTGATGGCTTTATTAAGCAGTTTGATGATGAAGCTGAAGCTGTATTTAAAAGGGCTAAACGATTAGCAACAGCACAACTTGCTGGTCTATCAACTGACGATATTCTAAAGTATGAGTTTGCTTGGCGTAATACCTTGCGTGATGCTGGTTACTATAAGATGGTTAATAGCTTGATTGATAAGCAGTTTGACAAGATGTACAAAGGCACACAACAAGCGTTTGAAACTAATGGGTTTGATGCTGTGTTTACTACTGATGATGCTAAGAAGATTCAGATACTCAAGAATATGAAACGTGAGCAGTTCACTAAACTAGCCGATGATATTGGTTTATCTGTAAAGCGTGAACTTTACAAATACGCCATATCAGATGCTTCGCTTGATGATATGGTTAAGGGATTAGAGCAGACATTAATTGACTCTGATTTAGCTAAATATTCCAAGACTTACGCACTAACTGCTATTGGTGAGTTCCAGCAAGAATTGATTGACTTAATGGGCAAGGGAGTTGGCGAGGGTGTTTGGGTATATGTTGGCGTTAAGGATGATGCTACTCGTGAATATTGCTCATATTTATTGCGAGAAAACAAATGCTATGATGATGCTAAAAAGAACGAATTAGAGCGAGATTCAAGACGTGCCTATAATTGCCGTCATAGGTTTTATAAGATGAAACCAGAGGAGGCACAAGCTGGTGGGTATTCGTGTAACCAAGACTCCTAACTTTAGGAAGATAATAAAAACATTATCTGCTACTGATGAAGAAGTAATATCGGTTGCTACTTTGTTTATTGGTGGTGGCAATTTCGGTATTCAACAAAGAACTCAACAAGGCAGAGATGCTGATAAGCGTTCATTCAAACCATACAACAAACAATACAAGCATTATAGGAATACCAAAGGTAGAGGCTCAAAAGTTAATTTAACCTTTCATAATCAGATGCTTCACGGTATGCGTGTAAAGAAGTATCGTGGTGGTGCTATGGTTTACTTTAAAGGCAAGGAAAATGATAAGGCTTATTATAATCACGAGGTATTAGGGCGTAAATTCTTTGCCCTAGATGATGACCAAGAAAACTATATGCACAAACGCATTGGCACTTTTATTGCCAAAGGGTTAAAATAGTGTTATTATTAAAACAACTTTTTATATATAAGAGGTAAATGTTATGGCTGACGAAGCTAAAAAAACGGAAAAAGTCGAAACTCCTAAGACTGAAAATGAGGTTGTTATATCACAATCAAAACTTGATAATCTGATTGATAAAGGATTTAGTAAAGGTGCTAAACGTGCCAAATCCGAATTAACAGATCAATTAGGCGTTGATAGTATTGAACAAGCCCAAGAGTTAATTAATGCGAAACGTGAATCAGATGAAGCTAATAAGTCCGATTTGGACAAGGCGGCTGAATTGATAAAAACGCTTAATAA